GAAGGTTCTGATCCTGCTACTATTTTTGTTCGTTATAAAGATTCTGGTACTGATAATGTTACTAAAACTTTTGCCAATGGCGAGGTTATCTACGATTTAGATCAAAACTATGACGTCCAAGCGCTTTCTTCTGGTGCAACTGGAATTGCATCTCTTTGTGATATTGAAGAGGGTGTTTACTACATTAAAGGACATTTCGTTCTTACAGAAAAACAAAAAATAATTCTAGAAAAGTACAGCGGAACTCCTTCTTACCGAGTTGGTTTGTTGGCGAGTGAAGCAATTTATACTGCTGATGATGATAATTCACTATTCGATAACGCTCAAAACTCTTTCAACTATGCTGCTCCAGGAGCGCATCGTTACTATATCGATCTAACTCTTACTAAACTCGCTATTGACAGCGAAGATGACGTTGATTTTATCGAATTGATTCGTGTTGGTGATGGTGTAGTTAGCAAGAAAGTAAACTCTACTGAATACTCTGTTCTCGAAAAAGAATTTGCTCGTCGTACATTTGACGAGTCAGGTAACTACAGCGTAATTCCATTCGAGATTGACGTTCGCGAATATCGTGATAACGATCGTGGTGCTTATGCTATTAACCGAGTTTATCTAATTGGTGACGTGGTTGAGAATGACGGTAAAACTTACGTAGCTAGAAATAGTGGTTCATCTGTTGGTTCTACTTTCCCAACCCATACTTCTGGGCTGGTTTACGACGGCGCTGGTAACACTGGTATCCAGTGGGAATATGTTGATGACCCATTTTATAATCGTGGTGTTTACGCTCCAGGGGATGCAGATAACTTGGCTACTAATGAAGCCGATGAAGAAAAACTTGCTGTCGGTCTCGAACCTGGAAAGGTATACGTACAAGGTTATGAAATCGAGAAACTTAACACTGAGTTTGTTACAGTAAACAAATCTAGAACTAGCGTTGACGTAGAAAACGCAGTCATTTCCTCTCAATTAGGCAACTACGTTCTAGTTAAAAATCTTTACAGTTTACCACCGATCGAAACATTCGGTGCTATCAATATGTACGATCGTGCTGTTAGTACCGATGGTCAAGCACCTGCGAGTGCTAATCTTGTTGGTACTGCTCGCTGTCGTCATCTAGAATATCATAGTGGAACTAAAGGTACTGACGCTTGTATCTACAAAATGTTCTTATTTGATGTTCAAATGGACGAAAGTTATTCTTTTGCTACTGATGTAAAAGCATTTTACGAATCGACTGAGACATTTAGTGCTGATGTAAATCCAGTAAAAACTCGTTTAACTGGTTCTGTTACTGCTAGTGGTACTACTCTTACTGGTAACGGTACTAACTTTGAGAACGAATTGTCCGTTGGTGATTACATCCTTATTGATGATCAATATCTAAGACGAGTTAATGTTATCGGTGGTCAACAATCATTGACACTTTCTGCATCAACTACTGTTACCAACGTAACGTTTGATAAAGTTACGACTGAGATTAAAGAGCCAGAAGGTTCACCGCTAGTGTTCCCTCTACCTCATTACGCTATTGACACTATCACAAATACAACATATGCTATCACCGAAGTTATAACTGAATCTGCTGGTTCTGCTGACACTCCAACTGCTGGTAACTGTGTACTTTCTGTTGACGTTACCTCTGGTGATGCTGCTGCAGTTGATGCTGATGCATACCTTGTTCTTAATGACGCAACTGGTGCTATTGTTGATGTTAACGAGTCAGATATCGCAGTTTCTGGTAACAATGTAACATTTACTCTACCAAACTCTTTAGCTGGTGGTCAGTTCCGAGTTGTTGTTACTGCAGAAAAGGATACTGGCGACACTCTAGCAAGAAAAGGTAAAACTCTTGTTTCTGGTGCTACTGCTACATTTACTACTCAAGCAGCTGCTCAGGAAAGTGTAATTACTCTTGGTAAAGCAGATGGTTACCGTCTGGTATCTGTTAAGATGGATACTGGTACGTTCGCTTCACCTGACGGTTCTTATGATCTTGATATTACTGATCGTTACGACTTTGACGATGGACAGCGACCAACCCACTACGACTTGGCGAGAATTGTTCTTAAGAACTCTTTCTCACCACCAAAAGCACCTATTGAAGTTACATTTGATTACTTCTCACACGGTAACGGTGACTACTTCACTGTAGATTCTTATCCATCAAACGTAGACTACAAAGCAATCCCATATTTTGCTGGGTTTGCACTTCGTGATTCTTACGATTTCCGCCCAAGAATTAATGATAACGGTACTACATTCTCGTCTACTGGTAACCACCCACCTAAGCGTGGTACTAGCATTCGTTCTAATTACACCCATCACCTAGCACGAAATACTAAAATTGCTGTTGACCACTTGGGTGAATTCTTTGCGATTGATGGTGAGCCATCGTTGCAACCTGGAGATCCTTTAGATCCAGCACTGGGTATGGTTCTTTACACTTTAGAACTTGAACCATACACATTTAGTACTGATAGTTCTAGTGTCAACGTAACTAAGTTAGATAATCGTCGCTATACAATGAACGATATCGGTAAACTTGAAAAGCGCATTGATAATCTAGAGTATTATACTTCGTTGAATATGCTTGAACAACAGACTGAGTCTCTAGACGTTTACGACGCTAATGGTAACAATAGATTTAAGAATGGTTTTGTTGTTGATAACTTTACTGGTCACAATACTGGTAATACTTTCGATCCAGACTATAACTGTTCGATTGATATGGAAAACGCAGAGTTGCGCCCATTCTATAGCATGCAAAACGTTAATTTGATTGAAAAGAACTCAAGCGACACTGAACGTAATACCTCAAACTACAAACTTTACGGTGACGTAATTACTCTTCCAGTAGTTGATCACGTTCCTCTTATTGATCAGCCATATGCTTCTCGACTAGAAAACATTAACCCATTTGCGGTGTTTACCTTTATTGGTGATGTTAAACTGAACCCATCTAGTGATGAATGGTTTGAAGTTGATCGTCGTCCAGATTTGGTTATTAACGTAGAAGGTAACTTTAACACTATTAAGAATGCTGTCGAGAAAAAAGGTGTTCTAGGTACGGTTTGGAACGCTTGGAAAAACCAATGGAAGGGTGATTCGAAATCTAAAGGTAAGATCAAATATACTTCTGGTAACAACTGGGCATCTAATAGAGGTGATGTTAAAATCTCTGTTAAGAAGATGCAGGAACTATTCGGTGCTAGAGGTGGTGTCGCATTTGCTCGTGCTCGTCAGGTAACTGTTAAGACTGAAGCGCGTGAAGTTGGTCAGGTTCGTACTGGTACTAAAACTAGCGTAGTTGCCAATATTGATAAGAAAGTAGTTGGTGATAAGGTTCTTTCTAGCGTAGCGATTCCTTATATTCGTTCTAGAAACATTCTGATTCAAATTAGAAAACTAAAACCAAATACTCTTTTCTACCCATTCTTTGATGGTGTAGCTATTAGCTCTTATTGTACTCCAGCTTCTAAAATGATTTATGTTCCAGCTGGCGGTACTGACGCAGACAAGTATAATACACACTCTCTATTTGATGATGATACTAATGTAGGTGGTCTTGCTACTGAAGAAGAACGTCGTATCAATAAAGACAGTCAGGTTTGTTTGAACAAAGGTGATGTAATAACTGGTTCATCCTCTGGTGCTACTGCTGTTGTTGTTGGTAAACAATACGATGATGCAGCAGATCAGTACATCTTGTTCTTACAAAATATTAAAGGTACGTTTACTAATTCTGATACCATTACTGGTTCGGTTTCTAGTAAAACTGGTACTGTTACTTCTGTTGATGTTAAGTCTCAAGGTGATAGTATTATTACCAACTCTGCTGGCGATGCTCAGTTTATCTTTAACATTCCTAACAGCAACAAACAACGTTTCCGCTGTGGTACTCGCGAACTTAAACTCGTTGATGTAAACGACGCAGATGGTGATTTTACTTCACGTGGTCGTGCAAACTACATTGCTTCTGGTGCTTTGGAAACTCGTCAAAGAACTGTGCACGCTGTTCGCAACGCACAGGTTGTTGAAGAACAAGTTCGTGATAACCGTGTTATCGTTCAAACTAACGAACGTGTTGTTTCTGATACTGGTTGGTATGACCCACTCGCCCAGACATTCTTGATTGATTCTGATGGCGGCGCGTTCCTCTCGAAAGTTGATATTTACTTTGCTTCGAAAGATCCATCGATTCCAGTAACGTTCGAGATTCGCGAAGTTGTTAATGGTTATCCAGGAAAACTGGTTCTTCCATTCTCACGAGTTACATTAAAACCTGAAGAAGTTAATGTATCTTCAAACAATGTAGTTCTTGATAATGAAAACGTAGCGAGTTACGACACTCCAACAACGGTTGAATTCCCAAGCCCAGTATACGTACAAAATAATACTGAGTACTGTTTCGTTCTGGCATCTGACTCAAATAACTACCGAGTTTGGATTTCTCAGATTGGTGATAACGTTCCTGGAACTTCACGAACTATTTCTGAGCAACCATATCTTGGTTCATTGTTTAAATCGCAGAATGCATCTACTTGGACTGCAGACCAAACACAAGATATTAAGTTTACAATCTACAAGTGTGAATTTGATAGTAGCGTTATTGGTAACGTTGACTTTGTTAACGATGTCCTGCCATACAAACCTCTTGAAACAGATCCTTTCGAAATGAAAGAAGGTTCTTCTAAGATTCGTGTTTCGCACCGAGATCATGGTTTGACTATCAATAACTCTTCAGATCGTTCTCGTGTTATCCTTGATGGTAGTGGAGATGTAAACGGCATTCCTGCAGCACAACTTTGGACCACTCATGAAATTACTGATGTAGATCTTGACAGCTACGTAATTACTGTTACTGATACTGCAGATAACAATGGCTATTTCGGTGGTGTTGATATTCGTGCTACTGGTAACATTCAATATGACGCAATTTATCCTGCGATTGAGGCACAAACATTCCCAGAAACTGACACAACGTTTACTTTGGCAGGTATCTCTGGTAAGTCTGTTGATAATAATCAGCAAACTGCTTATCTTGAAGATACTAGCCCAGTAGGTATAGTTGCTAACGAAGATAACTACTTCTTGTCTCCTAAGATGGTGGCTTCTGAGGTTAATGAAACTAATGAAATTGCTGGCGAGAAATCTTTGACTGTTGGTGTTAACATGAGCACTACTAATGCTAACGTTTCACCAATTATTGATACTCACAGAACTTCTACTGTTGCAATTAGTAACAAAGTCAACTATCCAGTTGAATCTGAAACCAATGTTGATGGGCTCGACGAGAACGTTATTGTTTCTGCAAGTGCTAATATTACAGTTTCTGGTTCTCAAATAACTACTTCTGATTCCGCGACTAAGTTACTATTGAAAGCAATTACTGTAGGTAAGTTTGTTACAGTTTCTGGATCTGCTTCGGCGACTAAGTTGGTTACTGCTGTTGCTTCTGATGGATCTTCGGTAACATTCTCTGAAGCATTAGGAACTATCACTGGTAACATCACTGTTACTCAGCGTGAGTTGTTCGTTGATGAATCTGCGAGCCAATACTCAAGCACCCACAGTAAGTATGTTACCAACGAAATTACTCTAGTTAATCCATCTGAATATCTGAGAGTCAAGTTCGCGGGTAATATTCCAGAAGAAGCAGATGTTGAAATCTGGTATCGCAATCTTTCAGTTGGTTCTACTGAGTCATTGACTGAGAAACCATATATTCAAATGACTTCTGATGCAAATATCCTTAAAGCAGAAAACTGGACTGAGCAGTTTATTGAGATGAGTTATTCTGAAGATGCAATTTCTTCGTTTGATTCTTTCCAAGTTAAAATTGTTATGAAGTCTAGCAATACTTCTGCAGTACCTAGAATTAAAGACCTAAGAATATTGGCGTGTGCTTAATATGGAAACTGTAAAAATTAAAGATAGAGACAACTTAGTTCGTGACATGAATAGTCGAGCAGTCATAAATACTAATAAGACTGACTATGAAAATTACATTGCTCGTAAAAAAGCAGGTAATGATATGAAGTCCCGAATCGACCAAAATTGTAGAGATATTGATTTTATCAAACAAGACTTAACAGAAGTGAAGCAGATGCTAACACTTTTGATCAAACAGGAAAGTGAATAATGGCAAGTATTACGCTAAGGTCTGTAAAAGGTTCTCCGCTATCGATTGCAGAGGCAGACGCTAATTTCAACAATTTAAATGTAGAACTTGGCACAAAGTTTGCCACTGCAGATTTTACATCTGATAATATTCTTACTAAGTTGTCTGATAATGACGACGGAACTGGTATGGAACTCAATGCTGAGACTATCCAAGGATATGATATTTCTACCAGTGACGATGCAGACACTCTAGTTCTTAGAGGCACTTCTGGTGAAATTACCGTAGGTAATATTAGTTGCGTTGGTGCTCTTACTGGTAATGTCGTTGGTAATCTCACTGGTAATGTCGTCGGTGCTCTTACTGGTAACGCAACAAACGTTTCAGGTACTGTAGCTATTAATAACGGTGGTACTGGTGGTACTACTGCTGCTACAGCACGTGCTAATCTTGGCTTGGGCACTGCTGCAGAATCAGACTTGGTAAATATTCAAATTACTGGCGGTTCAATTACAGGTATTAATGATCTTGCCGTAGCGGATGGTGGTACTGGCGCGTCAAACGCAGCAGCAGCTAGAACAAATCTTGGGTTGGTTATCGGTCAAGATGTTCAGCAGTATTCTGTTACTCTTTCTGCATTTACTGGTGTAACGTCAAACGGTGTTGTTGTTAAGACTTCAGATGGCTCTGCAACTTCTCGTTCTATCACTGCTTCTGGTGGTCTTGTTGTTACAAACGGAGATGGTATTTCTGGTAATATCAATATTTCTCCCAGCCAAGGTATTGCTACAACTGATAATGTTCGTTTCAACGAGTTAGTTGTAGATACCACTGTTACCGCAACATCTTTTAGTGGTGATGGTTCTAACCTCACAGGTATTAGCTCAGCTAGAGGCTTTATAGCTTTTAATGGTTCTACAGGGGCTACTATAGCTTCTCAAAACTTAACATTAACTAAAGTAGGCACTGGGAACTATACTATTACTTGTGATGCTTCAATACGAGACGGTTCATCTAACTGGGCAGTCACAGTAGGCAATGTAGATGACGGTACATTATCTCAAAGTTCAGGTATAACCTCTGCTTCTTATACTCTTGATGTTTATAACTGCTTTGTTGGCACTAGAACTACAGCAAATTTTAAACTAAGCGCAAAAAGAAGTTTTAATAATTATAGCATCTTCTCCGCTGCTGATGGCGATGGTAACGCTACACAAATGTTTGGTGTTACAGCGGTAGACCCAACTTACATTGTTGCAATTGTTCACTAAGGATTATAATGAAAAACATTTTCTTTCAATTTCCAGAAGGCACACCTAAAGTTGCCTTAATTGTATCTGACAAGTCTGTAGAAGAGTTAAAAGAACTGGAAGTTATTCCTAAATCTTCTAAAGCTGTTATTAAACCTTTTAATAAAAGCCCTAAGGCAAAAGAGTTGGGTATGTCTAGTCATGTAGACAAGTTAAAATTTAATAAGAAGTTTACAGATGTAGAGTTTGACTTAGAACTACTTGCTTTATGGTTTTTAAATTTCTATAGAGAAATTAGAGCAAACGCATTTAAGGTTTTAGATATGTACCAATCTAGGGCTTTAGCAGAAGGTAGGCAAGATTTACTAGAAGTTATTAACTCTGACAAGCAAGCCTTAAGAGATTTAACAACTACTTTAGATTTACAAAGTTGTACTACTCCAGAACAGTTAGCTAACAAAGTACCTTTTGAGTTAGCAATAGATTACGATGAAAAATACAAAGATTTATTCTAAGGCAGAAAGTTTAGCAAAAGATATTATACTAACTTATAAAGATAATGCAGAAATAAATTTAGACGCTAAAGATAATGTTTCTAAACAGTCACTGCCAAATGTAGATATTGATGTGGCTACCAACAGGAACCTGATAGACTTAAGTTACAAAGGTTTAAATAATAAGTTTATTCATTTACTACAAGAGATATACCCTACCTATAACATAATAAATAGTGGGTTATTTTATTACCCTCCTACTGGATATATGGGCTGGCACACTAACTCTGAGAAACCTTGCAAAAGAGTTTATATTGTTTATTCGGATGG